CACGCTATTCGGAATCATGCCCTACTTTGTAGGAGATCCTTACCTGGGTGTGATATTCTGCGTGGCAGTTGTGGCATCCTCAACAACCGGTGATTCATTTGCAGGTGTGCTTTTAGGCATACCAGGAGCCAACTCCGCGGCCGCTACAATGGTGGATGGTTTTCCTATGGCCAAGAACGGAGAAGCCACTAGGGCGTTAAGTGCCGCAATAACATCATCTACTTGCAATGGTCTATTCTGGGGATCACTTACATTTTTATTTTTGCCTTGGTACACCAAAGTTGTTATGTACATGGGCATACCTGAGCTATGGGCACTGGTGCTGTTAGCATTTGTCACTGTTGGATTTGTGTCTACAAGAAAATATGTTAGAAGTGTTCTTGCAATCGTGCTAGGCGTGACAATTGGACTGGTTGGCGTGGACGTTAACAATGTGCCAAGATTCACAATGGGTTGGCGTTATCTTGAAGACGGAGTACAGATATTACCTTACATGGCAGGACTTTTCGCAATACCAGAACTATGGGACGGATGGTTCAACAGGAAGAAGACAACAACGATAAAAGCAGAACACGGCAGTTGGCATGACCTTAAACAAGGAGTAAAGGACACTATCAGATGTTGGAAGGACAGTGTGCGGGGAGGAGCAATAGGATCGTTCATAGGACTTCTGCCCGGACTGGGTGGAGCAATGGCAGACTGGTTGGCATATGGTGCCACGGTTGCCGCTAATCCAAAAGAGAAGTTTGGTGTTGGTAATGTAAGGGGAGTAGTGGGTGCCGAGGGTGCCAACAACGCACAGAAGGCCTCGTCATTCATTCCAACCGTGCTGTTTGGTATCCCTGGTGCGAGTTTTGCCGCGATACTGATGGGCCTATTTTTGTACCTGGGCATTGACCTAGGATCACCTGATACATTCTACGACGACAAATTATTTGACAGCATGACCTATGCGTTCCTACTTGGAACGATCATCACTGCCGTCTTATGTTATGGACTGGCATATTTCGCAGGGTGGGTGACACGTATTCCATACGTTTACTATTTCCCTTTCATACTTGCTGTGATTGTTTGGGCAACCTTACAGTACACAGGTGGTTGGGAAGACCTAGCGGTACTAACAGCATTCTCAGTATTTGGGGTGCTGTGTAAAAAATTCCAGGTCAGCAGGCCAGCACTGCTGATTGGGTATATATTGAGTGACAGGATTTACAACCTCACTTATCAACTAACATCCTTGCATACGGTAGACGATCTAATCACAAGGCCTATCTTTATTTTCTTGATGGCATGTGTTATACTGTTACTGTATTGGGGAATAACAAAGAGGAGTCGATTAGACTATGCTTAAGAAAACAATAATAGCGTTGGTGTTGATGACAACAACGGCACTGGCAGATTACAACTTGATCGTGCCACAAAAACCATCTGGTGGAACTTCTGTGTGGGCACAGATAGTTGTAGCGGAATGGGAGAAACACCTGGGTGAGAAGATCAATCTTATCTACAAGCCAGGTGCAAGAGACCAACTGGGACCAAACGAGTTCCAAAATCAATTAAGGTTTGATGACAAGACTATATTAGTATCACATGGTGGTAACGGTATATCATATCTCGTGGAACCTGTAGAATACAATTACTTTGATTGGGAATCAGTTGGACATATGAACCTAAACATCATTGTGGGTGCTAGGAACAAGGCAGACACAAAGAACGGACCTATACAGTTTCCGTCAGGATCTGGAATGACTCCAGAGATCATGGCAATCGTCATGTTGCTTACAGGACCCAACGGTGATCCAGTAAAAACATTTGAGAACAAGATTGTATGGGTAAAAGGAATGAAAGGTTCTGAGAGAAGACTTGCATTCATCAGAGGTGATTTGAACGCGACAAGGGAAAATCCTGCCGCATACAAGAAACACGTGATGCCAGTGATAGGAAAAGGTGATGCATACACTTGGTTCCATCATGGACTACTAAATGTGAAAACGGGCGAGCACGACAAGGATCCAAACTTCACAGAACCAACATTTGAGGCACTGTACGAATCAACATACGGAGTGGCACCGAGTGGTGACTTCTATGATGCGTACAAACTTGTCAAGAGTTGGAGAGATGCTTTACAGAAAGCATTCTGGGTGAACAAGGGCAATCCAAACAAGGCCAAACTTGTTGCCGCATTGGACAAGATGATCAATGATCCAGAGTCAGTGGCCGCTATCGAAAAGAAAGTGGGCAAGTACGAATGGAGAACAGGTGCAGAGGGTGACGCCGCAGTAAGAACACTGAAGTCATTCATCACACCGGGTGCGTTGAAAACACTATCTGATTTTGGAAAGAATCAATTGGGTTACAATGCTATCTACAAGGAAGAGTTGACCAAATAGATGTATATTTTGTTTACAGGGGCACCGGGATCAAAGTGGAGTAGTGTTGTCAAGAATATCTACTGGAGTGATGATATAGATCACACAGACTATTCAGAAGAGAGAACCTACTACCACGATGCCGATACCCCTGGACGCAAACATCTCATGCACACGGGTGCCTATTTTGATCCGGGCATGGAGTTCAGCACAACAAGAGATAATTGGGATCTGCCCTTCTCCGGCAAAGGCAAAAGGATTATAAAGTCTCACACGTTCGCACATGAACTTGTACATCTAAAAGACTTTCACCATCCCATTGTTATGGTGTACAGGAATGATTTTGAATGTTTGGAGTGGTGGAAACTGTGTGGCGAGTTCAACATAACATATCCAAACTACCAGCATTTTGTTAATCTCGATTTGATGTGGGAACACATTCAAGCAGAAAATAAAGATATAATGCAGTTCATCAAAGATAACAAAGATAAAATTCACAAACCCAGAGACAATGTAGACCTTTGCAGGTTGCTAGAAATAAGTTTCCCAAATACGAAGGGAAGGATACATAATTACGCAGACAAAGGAATACAAGTTTATGTCTACAAGTAATTGGGAAGACGCAAAAGCAAGAAGCAACTATCACTTTAATAAGTGGCACAAGGACACGGACTGTGTGCAACACCTGGGCAAGTTCACGGGCGGGTGGCAGACGGAATTACAATCTGTGATAGAGGATGCCAAGCCACTTAACTGGGGTAACCGTAGGGAAGGCACGGGCAGAGAAAATGTCAATGTTGATGTCGAGGCAGAAGAGAATGACCTAAAGACAGCAGGTGCTGATCCCAAGATGACAATTTACAGAGGACTCAAGGACTTCACAAAGTGCCCAACACTACAAAAGATAACAGACTTCTTTGAATTGTCATCTACCAAATCAAAACTACACGTGCAGTTCACAGGTGAGGTTCTAAACATGCACGTAGACAAATTGTATGACCTCGACGCAAATCCCAACAACGTGATAAGGATCATGATCATGCTACAGGATTGGGAGCCCGGCCAATTCATAATGTATGGTAACCAACAGTTTGACCGATGGCGAGCAGGAGACATTCACAAATTTGACTGGCCCAATATTCCACACGCAACAGCAAACGCAAGTAACAAACCAAGACCCATGTTGGTAATCACAGGTGTAATGACAGAGAAGACCAGAGAGATACTAGCAAAGCCGATCAATAAAAAGGTTTGACAGCATAAGCATTTAATATATACTGTCATTACATGAACAAAAAGATATTTGCGAAACTTCTCGCACACAGTCAAAACAATCTGGACAAGATCACACAACCTTATATTCAGGAAACATTTGGTGTCCAAGTGCAGAGATGTGACACCATCGAACAGTACGTGGAGGCAATAGACGATGCCTGCTTGAACAAGTATTTCTCAAAATATTGGCAAAACGACATGAAAAAGTGGAAGTATTCTGGTCTTGCTTTGATAGACGAGGTAAATTCTTTAAAACCAAGGGCGGTGCTAGATGTCGGGTGTGGTTACAACGAATTCAAAGGCAAAATACATAATCTTATCGGTATAGATCCATACAATAACCTTGCTGATCACGAAGTGGGCACATTAGAATATAGAACAGACCAGAAATTTGATGTAATTCTATGTCTAGGATCAGTGAACTTCGGTAACAAGGATAAGATAATAGCAGAAGTTTCTAGATGTGTGAGTTTACTGGCAGACGGTGGCACAATGTTCTTTCGGGTAAATCCTGGAGTGCAACACGACAAGCCAGAGGCAGATTGGATAGAATTCTATGCTTGGAACGTGCCTTTTATTATAGAACTGGCTGAGATGTTTCAATTGAAGATTTTAGACATCAGAGATGACACAAATCAACGAAAATACTTCATTTACCGTAAAACCAAGTAGACTTATGCTAGAATTGTGCTACAATAAGAAGTAAATACCTACAATGCAAAAACATACTAGAAGTTTATTAGAAGAATTGAGCTCAATGCCTTTAAAAAGGGACAAGGAAGAGGTTGTAGAGAGTAGAGCCTCACACATCCTTGAAAGTGCCATCAGACTTATGACATATATCAGGGAGAACTTCGATCAAGACACAGCATTCAAACTAGAAAAGAAATTCAACTCCGCACTTAAGAACATGGACGCTTCCAAGTTCAGCAAAGGAGTCGCACGGATTAAAGAGAATCGAGACGTAAAAGAGAACGTGCTTAAAATCAAAGACGGCGAATACCGAGAGGACTAATCAATGTTGATAGAAGATGTCCTAACAGAGTTCAAGAGGACACACCTTGAACACATCGAGGACATAGTGATCACCGACGGCTACGAGGGTGGCAAGGCAGTCTTGGAATACTTCAGAGGATTATTATTAACATTGAAAGGATCAAGTTCTGAGGCCATGAGTGTGTCTGTGAAGTGGGACGGTGCACCCGCTGTGGTGTGTGGAACCAATCCAGACAATGGTAAATTCTTTGTGGGCACAAAGTCAGTGTTTGCAAAAGCGGCCAAAGTAAATTACACAAAAAAAGACATAGCAAACAATCACGGTACAGACGACCTAGGACAGAAGTTATTAAAATGCCTGGTACATCTAAAGAAACTTAACATACAGGGAGTGGTGCAAGGTGACCTGTTGTTCACTGATGAGGACATCACACGTAAGAATATAGATGGCAAGCCTAACCTCACGTTCACACCTAACACAATCACATATGCAGTACCAGAAGCAAGTGAATTGGGCAAACAGATAGACCGTGCTAAAGTAGGAATCATATTCCATACCACATATGTGGGTGATTCTTTAGCAGACATGAACGCACAAGGTGGAGCAGATGTTAGTTCATTTGCTAAAAGCAATGATGTGTTCTTTGACAATGCCACTTACAAAGACGTTTCTGGCAGTGCTAAATTTACTGATGATGAAACAAAACAATTCTACAACGGTATAGAGAAATTAGAAACACTGTTGAACAGTGTTCCACGTAACCTTGCAAGTGTACTAGGACAGAACGCAGACTTTATACCTATGTTCCAGATGTACATCAACGCAATGGTCAAGCAAGGACAGTTACCAAGCGATGTCAATAAATTCCTACTAGGATTCAAGAAGTTCTATTCAGATAGAATGCAACAACAGATGTCAGGACTCAAAGCACAAAAGGCATTGCAGTTAAGACAGGACAAGATGAAGCAGATGCCAGTGTTCCTTAACAGGGCCAAGAAACCATTACAGGCCATGCTCATGTTCTACAAAGCAGTGCAGACCATGAAAGGATTTGTGCTTAAGAAGATGAACCAAGCACAGGCCATAGGTTCGTTCCAACAGACGGATGGCGGCCTAGAGGTGACTGAACCAGAGGGTTTTGTTGCTGTTGACAAGTCAGGTAATGCTGTTAAGTTGGTAGATAGGTTGGGATTCTCAAGAAGGAATTTGACGGCTATCAGCAAATTCAAGAAATAGTTCTAATGTCTTGTTGATCTGGACACTCAATTTTTTCTCATCAAAGAAGGTATCATAGTTGTGTTTCCTCAGTGCTTGTGTCTGCAGGTATATGTCTTGCCATTTCTTGTTGCCGCTTTCCACCACACTCCCTTCGCTACACTTTGCCTTAAGATCTTGCAAGAGAGAAACTAACTTGTCTCTTCGTTTTCTAGGATCCCGTTCGAGATCATAACTCTCATTAAAATAATTTCCAAATGTCTTGAACCCTATCTCTCTTAATTTCTGTAGATACAAGTAGTTGCCATGCACTACAAAAACATGTTGTGCAATTATTGGTTTCCATATCTTCTCAGTCATGAACACGTCGTAATCATTATCGTTGGTTTCTGATACCAAACTACACACTGTATCGATGTAAGGTAATTCATAGATATCTTGATCTAATCCAAAACGTGGATACTTGTCTGCATCGACATTGGGTAATTCGTACCCGTCAGGCATAACACTTTTTTTTGATTTATGCAAATGGAATGTGTGTATACTGTTAGTAAGCAAACCTTTTGCTAACAAATGATCATAAAGTTCTACTCTGTGGGGCCTGGCCGCTTTATTTAGATAGAGAAAGTCATGTTTCTTGTGCCAATAACTGCCATTGTGATTATGGGTGAAATTAAATGTGTTGCCCTTGTGTTTTTTATACATGTAATACCAAAACCAACTGGTACCTCCAGTCCATTTGACGTGCTCTGTTGTAAATTTGGGCCAGACTTTTTCCTCTTGATCTGTGCTTTGAATATTTTCTATTGACTCCCAAGGGCTGGCCGCTATGAAAACAAATCCTTGACTCTTTAGTAAGTCTAATCTACGCTGTAATTCTTCATTAAATTCTTTGTTGTCCGCTACTCTGGCGTTGCCATGATTGACATCGATGATGGCGAATTTCCTATCATAGGCGTCTAAATCATACCATTGCAAAGTGTAATATTCACAAGTCATGTCAAACGTTTGATTAGGTAAACTATGCATGGAGATAAAATCTGCATAGTGCTGATTTTGTCCAGTCTTCATTACATCTGTGAGAATAAAGTTTCGTTGCATATGCCCTATAAATACCCGTATGTTAACACCATTTTTAAAGTATGTATCCGAAGGCAAAGTAATAAGAAGACATAGTGACTTGCAGAGATTCACTTTCCCAGAGGTCACGGAGAGGATATATGTCAGTTTCCTGGCCCTGGCATTAATGAGCCAGAACAAGGACACCATGCCGTTCGTGAAAGCATACGCGGATCACACAATGGCAAAAGGCACCTTTGACCAGGTGAGGATGATCAACAACGATCTCTCAAACATGCTGGCTATCGTGTCAGGTGATCCTGAGATCACTAATAAACTAAAGAACAAGGATCAAGCACAGGCCATGAGACAGAGACAACCTGTACCTGTTATGGCACTGAGGAGATACCTGAGGAGTTGGGAAGATCATTTTAAAAATTTAACGCATTTAGAAAGGGCATTAAACATAAAAGATGCTAATCTCAAGAACATAAGGCGAGCAGTGGCCAACTACCACAGTTTAAATTCAAAAATGAAGATGCAGACTCTACACAGACTGCAACAACAACTACAGGCCAAACTGCCCAACACAGACATACTTAAAAAATTCAAGGAGTTGTAATGATGATCAAATACATATGTGAGAAGTGTGAATGCGAACAGCACTGTAGGCAATCTTGTACAGAGTGCAGGGACTGTCCGGACTGTGCCTGTAAAGAATGTGATGCCGACAGACAATAGTTTCTGGGTGTTTTACCTCAGCCATTCCGAACCAACATTCCTAGAAGAAGCAGGCAACGGCCAACAGGCACAGAGGGACAACGGTCTAAAATATGTAAAGAGTTGGAGGAACGCTCTTGACATAGGAGCCAACGTTGGCGAATGGGCAAGACCCCTGGCCAAGAAGTTCAACAAGGTCATATGCTTCGAACCCAATCCAAATTTTAGAAATTGTTTCAAAAAGAATATCAAAGATCCAAATGTCATACTTCATCCATATGGTCTAAGTACCCATTCACACACAGCCGAGCAAGGAATCAATGAAACGCATTTGAATTTTGTTGTGGGTGATACCGAACCTCGTGATGGCGATATCCAATGTAGAGCACTTGACAGTTTTAATTTCACTGATGTTGACTACATCAAGATAGACGTGGACGGATTCGAAGTGCCAGTTTTACGTGGAGCAGAACAGACTTTACGTAGAAATAATCCTGTGATCAACATCGAGATGAAGGAACGTAAGAGACCCAAGATAGTTGCCGAAAGTAGGAAAATACTGCGTAACCTCGGTTATAGACATCATTCACGTGTGAGAAGTGACGAAGTTTGGCTTAAATCGTAATATTACAGCATAATTTACCAAATTAACCTATAAATACTTACAACTTGATTCCTGAGCGGAATCAAAGCATTATGTTAACAGAAAAAAAGGAGGATAACAAATGCCAATAGCACCAAACAGAACGGTGACTGCACTAATCGGAGAACAAGATTTTATCGGTAAGGCAATCACTATGATCGCAGTGGACTGGGACGTAGACGCAGATGCTTCAAGAGAAGCCATGGAAGCGGTCTCTAACACTATACTATCAAGAGCAACAATCTTAGCCGCAGGTGCGGTTTATGACACTGGTACGAAACAAGATTTCTTACTAGAAGGTGATTATACTTCAACATTGAATAACTTCACATCATTAGATGGAACTGTAAGTGGTACACTTGCTCAAGTTTTAGTAGAAGACATCGTCAACTTAGGAACAGTGGACTCAATTAACTTTGGTTCAGGAACTGTTGCTGTAACAATCAAAACAACATTCAAATACGCATAATCGCGTAGAAGGAGAATAAGAAAATGGCTTACGATACATCATTACCGGCAGGTGGACCGGGAAACTTTGTTTCACCAAACACAGCTCACGAGGCAGACGGCGTAGAAGTAGACTTCATCACAGTTGACTACATTTCTGCAATGAACGGTGAGGTAACAGAACCTAGAGCGGCGGCTAACACTGGCGGTTTAGAACTGTCTATGCAGGCGATCCAGAACCAAGGTGTTAACATCTTAGGTAAAGGCGTTCTGTCAAACTCAAACACTGAGCAAACTTACATGGTAAGAAGAGACAGTCTAGACACAATCAGTTCTACTACTACAGTAGCGGCGATCCAGGCGGCAGTTAGAGCCTTGAACGCATTAACACCTGACAAAGTAACAGCAACTATTTCTTCAGCGACAGCGGCTGACAGAGATATGGGTGATACTTCTGTTGGAGCGTAATAGTATAGCATAGGAGGAAACACAAATGCCAATAACTAAAAACAACTTCACTCATGTGACAAACACAGAACTAGAAGGTGTAGAAACATCTACTTTTACTGTGGACTTCATCAATGCGATG